TACTGTATTTTCTACTTCGTTTTCCATTTTTTCTCCTACTCCAAGTATTGCTATAAACTGCACTACCCTTGGGAATGTAATGCGATAGGCGACAAATAATAATAAAGAATAACAAAAATTGTCAGCCACTTTCGGCTATTCAGATACTAGGCGAATTGTGCTACTCAGTTTACACGCCAGATATAAACCGGAGGTGCAGCGTCTATTTTATGCCGAGGCTACCAGGCTTAATTTTATTATACCACTAGATATAGTATGTCAAGTTTATTCTTGTACTAAACCTTGTACCCTACGTCCTCTTCTTGCAGGTCCTGTCATAGGAGTAAATCTACTTGCTTCTTCTGCCTCTAAGACTCTAACTTGTTCTAATTCTTCTGGACTTCTAAATACTGCTGCTTCTGTAAATTCTTCTACACCAAATTCATCTTCTACTTCTCTGCCACCTCTGGCTTGTAGTTCTTGTATTCTAGGAACTTCTAGTTGTGCTTCTTGAAATAACTGTCTAGCTTGTGCTTGTGTTATTCCTGCAGCTTGTAGTTCTTGTGCTTTAGCTAAAGATATAATATCTCCAAATCCTGCTCTTCTAGCTTCACCACCAATTTGTGAAACTGCAATTCTTTTGTTTAATATTTCTTCACCTAACTCTGGTTTGATAGCAGAAGCAAATATCGCTTCATCTGTTAATTCTATGTCATAATTTTGTTTATAAAAATCTTGAACTTGTGGTATGTTGTTTTTTATTCCTTCAAATACAACATCTATTCTTCCTTTAAATTCAGAAGGTGAAACATCACCAGCAATTAGATTGCTAAACGTGTCATCAAATAATTCAGGATTTAACCCATAATCTTCTAAAGATAATTTATAACTTTCTTTTACTGCTAAATATTCTGCTTCGTTGTATCTTACTGTTCTATCTGCTCTTTTGTTACCAGGAAAGTAATCGTCATACACAGGGTCTTGTCTTAATTTACCTAATGCTACATCTATATTTCTATCAGATTCTGCATAGTAATCTACATATTTATTTATTACTTCGTCAGGTAAATATGGAAATAAACCTTTTGCTAATTGTAAAAACTCTTCCATTACGCTCTACCTCTCTGTCCAGAACCAAAAGCCTGTGACATAGCTTTTAATGCTTCTTGTGTAGGTTTAGCAACATTATCTTCTAAACCTTTTTTAAATAAATATTGTCCTGCTTTAACTGTATCATTTAATTTTATAACTTCCTGCACTACATCAGAAGCATCATCTACGTTTTGACCCCAAGCATTTTGTACAAATCCTCGCCAAGGTGAAGCTATTTCTTCATAAGTTAAATCTTCGTCATACTCTGGAAATAAACTTTTTCTTGATGCTTTTAATTTATCTATAAGTTTGATTTCACCATTAGGGTCATTACGCAACATACCTGCCCATTGTTCTATCTGACTATCTTTTACATTTGCACCAAATATCGGACCCCACCATTGAGATACTAAATCTTTTACTTGTTGCTCTCCAGCTCTTGTTGTATCAAAAGTTACTCCACCTTCATCTATAAAAGTTTGCATACCTGTGTCAATATCACCAGGCAACTGAGGGTCAGCTAATAATTTTATTTGTTCATCTGTATAAGTACCTGACCATTGTCCTGTTGTAAACTTTTCTGAAACCCAGTTAACTAAATCATCTGTTAAGTTAAATATACCTGCAGAAACCATAGCATTTTTAATTTTTATTCTGTCATCATATACTTTTTCTAAAGCATCTTTAGTCATTACTTCGCCTGTGTCAGGATTAACTTGCTGTGCTAATAACAACCATTCTCGTTCTGCTTGTGTATGTGTTCTCCACCATTCTGTAGATTCCCACTCTGCATCAGTTACTGTTCTACCTTCTAGCGTTGATTCTGCTAAAAGATACAACATTTCTTCTGACTTTAACCAAGGTCTAACTGCTGCTTGTTTTTCTACTGCACCAACAAAAGACTCCCAAGGATTTCTTGTTGGGTCTATTATTGAAGGGTCATACAACTCTACAGAGTTACCAAATACTAAACTTCTATCCCAGTCATCTTTTGAAGGAGTTGTAAATGTAATATTATCTGCTTCAACCGGACCAAATATAGCAACTAAATCTTCTTTTGTAGCTGTATATCGTAGTGGTGTAGCGTTAGGGTCGCCAGGTATTCTATATACTATTGCAATGTTACCTTCATAATCCCAGAACTCTGCACCTTTTGGTATTGCACCTAAATCTATATCTACTGTAGTTGTCGGGTCTGATGCACCAGGTGTTTGTGCACCGAAACCATTGTCTGTTCCGTTACTACCATTATCATCTGGAATTACTGGTGCTGCTGGTTGAATCATTACATCCTGTACAGGTAAGATAGTTCCTGTATTTAATTGCACATTACCATCAGGTAAATATTTTTCTACTGTGTTTCCTGATTCTTCTGTGTAATCACTAAACTCTGGCAAATCTTTTGTTTTAATGGCACCTTTATAAACGTCTCCGTATGTACCTTTTATATACTCATCTACTAAACTTTCCTCTACGTCTGCGTAGGAACCACTTTGTAATCTTATTTGTACTAATGCCATTAGAGAATATTTGCTCCTGATTGTATAGCTTGTTTCTTAGCTTCTGATAGTGTAGAGTAAACATTTATCAAAGAATTGTTTAATTCAGAATCCATATTACGTTTATATTTATCCATCATATTTAACTCGCTTTGAGTTCTTTCTGTAGGATTTACTGATTGCTGTGCAGCTGCCATTCTTTTAAACTTATTAATTTCGTCTTGTTGTATAGTAGCTTGTTCTTTCTTGTAATCTTCTTCCATTTTTCTCTTTGTATATAATTTAAGTTCTTTATCCATTATATCCTTAAATTCAAGTGCCTCTGGTTGTTTATCAGTATAAAATTTTCTTGTAGTGTTAAAGTACAAAGCACTCATAACGTCTTCTGTTTTATCAGATTTTATTTCTTTAGATTTAATCTTATACATTTCGTTAAATACTTTAGTTTGTGTTGTTAGGTCAGCATTTTTTAAAAATTCTCTAACAACTTTTTTTTGTGAGTTAGTAAACTTTCTAACATCTTTTTCTTTTTCTCCTACAACATTTGTTGATAATTGTTTTTTTTGTAATTTAGACATACCAGGTAATTCAACGCCTTCTTCTTCCATAACTTTATATATTGCAGACATTTCAGTATTTATATTTGTTTGGTATATACCCCAAGAATCTGAAGTAGGGTCTTTAGCATCTTGTACAAATGGAACTCCACCTTCTCTTGATTCATAAGCAATAATTGGAACTATGTAATTAATAACATTTTCGTCCACATAACCTATGCCGTTTAATGCGGCTATAACATCTTCTAACGTATAGGTCTCTGCCTCCATTACCTAATCCTCATTGAGGTACCTAATATAGACCTATTTACATTATTAAAATTAAGTTCTGCTCTTGCCTGTCTTTCTGGATATTCTCTAAATGATTTATACAAAGGTTCTATTTTTTTCAAAAATGCTTCTGATGCACTAAATGGTTCTGGCTCTGTTGTTAATGTTTCTGCTTGTGACATAAAAGCAGCACCTTCTGCTCCCTCTATATCTAAACCTTCAATAGATTTTGTGTCAGGTATTTTACCAAATTCTTGTTTTAGTTTAAAAACAGCTATGTCTTCATTTCTTTGAATTTCTTGGTTTATAAACTCATTCATAGTTCCTCTAAACTCTTCTAGTTCTGCAGCAGTAAAGTCTCTTCTTTTACCTATAGCTTTTTGCAAATTATCTCTTAGCATTTTTCCTCTATCTACAGTTTGCATAACTTCTTGTGTGTAATCTTCTATTTGTTGTAGTTCATTATTAAATCTATTGTTAATTTGATTACCTAAAAATTCCATAGGGTCTATATTTACATTAAGACCAATTGACCAACTATTAAACCTTTCACCATTTACATCATTAAACCAAGCTCTTACTGCTTTTTTTGTAGCTGCGTCATTAGAGCCTGGATTGTAAGCACCTGTTAAATAACCTGCGTCCTCTAGTAAATCCTGCATATTGCCAATGTTTACTGCGTTAAAATTAGCTCCTGATAAATACAAATCTCCTTCATAACTTGGTATTAAAGTTAAACCAGGATATGCAATTTGTGCAGGAACATATTTTTCTTCTATAGTAACTCCATCCCAATTAGGATTTAAAATAGCGTTAGGTACACCTGAGTAATATATACCTGTTTCATAAGCAGCAGCAATATCTGCTGTAACTTCTTCTGCTTTTTTAATATCCATAGCTTCGTTTTCACCTGCTGTAGCTTGATTAATAATATCTATAGAAGCGTCAGCTTCATCTATAAGAGGTGTTTGTGGATTGTCTAATGACCAACCAGGGTTTTGTGCTAACCACTCAACAATTGTTCTAGCGTTTATTCTTTTTGTTTCACCATTTGGTCCATATACTGTAATCATTTAGTTTTCCAATTCTTCTAAGACAGATATTACGTTGCCTTCTCTATCTTCATAATACTCTTTATTTAACTCTTTAGAACCTATTAAGTTCCAAAATATAGCAAACTCTGCACTTTGATATGATAGTTGTTCTCCAAGTAATTGCAGATTTTTTCTATATGGTTGTGTCAACATAGTGTTTTTTAAATAATATTGCTGACTTGCTACGTTTCCATACTTGTTATCAATACCTTTTAGTTTACCAATTTCTGCTAATGTAGATTCTCTTGCGTCCATATATATTTTTAGTGGTGCATACAATGGACTTTCTTGTATTTGTTTTAAAATATCTTCTGATAGTTTATCTTGACCTCTAACATCTATACCCATAGCCAACTCTATTTCATTCCATCTAGTAACATCTTGTGATAAAGTTATAGACTTGACGTACCAATTAGGAAACATAGTGTCAACCATTGCAAATATCTCTCCTTTTTCTGACATTGTTAATGTTCTTCCTAATTCTTTTTCTTTCATCAAAGTTTCATAAGACCACATACGACTACCTACTACTTTGTTTGCTTCTTCAATCCACTCTTCAGCAGTAAATTTTACTATGTTGCCTTTTCTTCTTTGTGCAAACCTTGCTTCATAAGAATAATCGGCACCTGGCATAGGAGCTGGTGCAAACAAACCAAATATATTTGGTATGTGTTCTTCGAGATTTGCGTTAGTTCTTTCCCAATTAAAACCTTCTTCTGTTGTACTTCTTATACCTGCTTCGTTGTAACTAGAGCCTCTTGTTAAATAGGTTAATGCCTCTATACCTTCGCCACCTTCTAACCAATCAGGTCCTAATATTTGTGTCATAGCTAATATTGCGGCTTCATCACTACCATCAAATACTGTTTTTAAATTACTATAAATAGACATAACTGCAGAAAATCTTAAGTATCCTTCTCCATCTATACCTAGCTCTACATCTTTACCAAAAAACTCTTCATAATCTTTTATAGTTTGTGCGTCTGTTCTTAGTCTGTAATCATAGGAATATCCAGCAGGTAAATAAAACTGATTAAAAGCTCTGACTAACAATGTTTGTGTTGCTACTTCTTTTGCTGCTTCTAACAATTTATCTTGGTCTATACCACCTGCTTCATTTGTAATACTTACTATTTCACCTGCACTATTTGTATAAAATCCTGTTACTGCTAATGCTTTTGCTGTTTCTACTAAATGTGTATTCCATAAATATTCATCAGCAAATACTCCTTCTCCTTCAGACCAAGCTGTTATAGCTTTTACCATATATGATGGCAACAAATAAGTTGAACCAAACTTTTTAAATGATTCTGCATCAGATACTTTTACTCCAAAAGGATTAAAATGTTTTTGTAGCATATCAAACTCTGGAGTATCCGGTACGTACAAACCTGCTGGTATTTGTAAATATGGTCCTGCACCAGGACCTTCTCCTTGTGTTACCATATTTATAGCTTGAAGCGGAGCACTTGCATTTATTTTTAACCTATCACTTTGGTCATAAAAATAATTACCTTCTACAGCCGGACCTATCCAAGGATAAGTAAAATATTTTTCTCCATTAGGTCCTTCATTTATCCAACCTTCTTGTTGAGCACCATTAACAACTAATCCTGCTTTTCTAATAGCAAATGGATTTCTAGATAATACTCCTGTCCAAGTAGATACTTGTTCTATGTAAGCTCCCATAAATGGATACATAAGTCTTGTTACGTCAGCAAAATAACCTCTTTCTGACAAATTAAATAACAAGTTGTTGTGTATAAATAATGCTCTAGCATCTACAAAAGTTTCTACTTCTTCTAGGCTTGTAAATAATTGAGTTCCTGCAGGTGGTTTTTTTGTTTTAGACTCTTCAATAGCTTCTAAAATAATATCTTTTGTGCTTTTATTCATAGCATCTAAATCAAAAAACTTTTCCATACCTTTTATAAATTTGTCATTTTTAATTTTTGTTGTAAACATTTTTGGTAATTTGTTTATAGACTTAACAAATTCTTTTTTAGTTGCTTCATCCATTAAAAAATATGCGTCACCATACGCTTTTCCTCTAACAGTTCTGTATAAAGGACTTCTGTTAAATGCTCTTTCAATGCCCGCTGGAAATTCAAACAATGCGGTTACAGCAGCATCTAATACTTTTTTAATTTGGTTTTGTGCTTCTTTAACATCTGTAAGTTTTAATGATGGTCTTCCTTGCTGTACTAAAGGAAATCCCATAAACAAAGGCTTACCACCAGGCTTTGCTATTTCTTCTCTTATTTGTGGTGCTAACTCATCAAACGAATTTTCTAAGTATTTATAAAATTTTTTGTCATCTACTGCCATTCTTTTAACAGTTTGAAACATTTCAGATATTGAGCTACCTTGTGGAACATCTATTATTTTTAAAGATTCTTTTTCTCCATTTAATTCAAGTTTTGTTTTAATTACATCTTGTATTTCTTTTTGTTGTAATTCTTTAGTAGTAATTCCATAAGCTCTTTTACCTATAGGTTGCCCTTCTATGTCAAAATTTTGAAAATCTTGTGTTTGGTATCTTGGAGAAACTTTTTCTTGTTTTTTAGCAATAGCAACAATTAATTCGCCTAATTCTTCTTCTCCACCTACTAATTTTTGTAACTCATCAAGCAATTTTAAATCGTCTAACTCTTTTATTAAATGACTGTGTTCTGGTGGATAACCATACTTTTTAGTATCTAAAGGATTTTTGTCAATCCCAGTATTTTTAATTCCTTTTTTTAATATTTCATTTATTCTTTTTAAATTTTTATTTGTTTTTCCTTTATTAACTATTTCTAAAGTGTCTGAACCACTAGCAATAAATTTTAATATTGCAGGGTCATTACTAATTTCTTTTACTCTTTGATAAAGCGTGTCAACATAAGCTAAAGTTTTTTCATAAGTAGATAAAGCATTACCAGGTGTCATATTGTCATCTAATAAATTTGTTTGAAAGTCTAATCTTAGGTTATCTAAATCACCTCTAAATAATCTCTTAGCCAGCGTAGATTCACTAACATTATTTATTAAATTGTCTGCAACTATATTTGTTAACTTACCTAAATTTAATAATTTTATTTCTTCTAATACTGCAGTTAGATATTGTTTTTTTAATTTTGGATTTTGAAAAGCGTCATCAATAGCATATTTTTCATAACCTTTTTTAAGATTTTCTATTACATTATCACCAAAATATAATCTTGTATTATCCCTAGAAACTCTACCAAAAGCCTCTGATTTTGTAACTACTTCTCCTGCTAATGTTTTATTATTTTTTCCTAACAACAAACCAAAATATTCTATTGGATGTTTAAATAATGCTGGGTATCCATCTGCTGCTAATTTTGCTTGACCATCACTTGTAATTCTTACAGGGAAAGCTATTCTTGTAATTAACTGTAGTGGAGTCCATATACCTTTCTGTACTCCCCACATTAAATTTATGATAGAACGAGTAGCTAATCTAGGACTATCAATAATTCTACTTTTTTCAAACCATCCTGTAGCAACTAAGTCTTTGTCAAAATATTTATCTATGCCTTGTGCAATTTTTTTCCCATAGGCTAATTCCATATTTCTAATACCTTTAGAAACTCTACCTGTACTGTTTCTAATGCTTCTCATATCAGGAACAGTTATACTCTCCTTAAGTAATTGTTGAGGTAAATGCGGTGTTGGTGCTTTTTGTTTTTTTCCAGCAACAACAATTTCTTTACCCAGTGCATCTAGCTTTGCTCTTTGACCAGGAAATACACCTTCAATACCTTGGATAACTTTATTAGTAGCTGTTTTAACATTGTGCCAACTTAATATATCACTTACCCAATAACTGCTTACATTTTCTGTACTAAATCCTCTTAAGTTACCTTTAGTAATATCCAAAAAAGATTCAATAACATCTGGTCTTTCTTTAGCTTCTTCCATAGCTTCACCAGCTGCATCTAATATTTTATTAAACACTTGTTTCTGGGTTGTGTAACCTATACCAGGATTTGTATTTTGAAGAGTAGCATTTACAAAACTTGCTAATAACCTATTACCTTTTTCTGCAGGTATTCTTGAATTAATAATAAACCTTCTAGTATTTTCAATTACCTCTGCTTGGTTTTGCCATACAAAAGTATCTTTAGGTGTCCAGTCACCCCATAGTCTTCTTGCTTTATCTTTTTCTTTTTTACTAGATAAATTATTAAATATTTTATTTAAACCAATACTCTCTGCAGTTTTGTTCCATTTATAGCCTTGTGGCATATTAGGCATACCTTTAGGGTCACTAAACACCCATTTCTCAAAAGCATTTCTTACTGCTTGTTCTTTTTGTTTTGGTGTTCCTAAATTACTTGCCCTAATTAAATCTTGTGACATTTCTGGAGTAAAGTGTTTAACAATTAAGTTTGTGTCATCTAAATTTTCAGACCAGGCTTTCATTATTTGTCCACCTTCATCTGATTTAAGAAAATAATTAATAGCCTTTTCTCTATTAACAGTTCTTAATCTAGTAACTCCATCTTTACCTACTTCTTTTATTAGTCCAAATGTTTTGTATCTTTGTCTAGTGCTTTGTGAAATCCCTTGTAGTTTATTTGCTAAGTCACCTCTTATAAATAATAAACCATCAATAGCACCAGATATATTTCTATACGCATTTGTATTAGCATCTACAAATTCACCTGCTACTAAACCTCCTGCTGTTACCGGTTGTGCTTCTGTAGTAGAAGAAAAAGCAGAACCTTTAAAATTAGCATACAACTGTCCTCTTCTGTTTGATTCATCCCAAGCCTCAGAACCGCTACCAAAATAAGGAAACCAAGAATTGCCTAAACCAGATTCATTACCTGGACTTTCTAAATCAAAAAACTTATCACCAAATTGTTCAAACCCAACTGTTAAAGCAGATGGTCCTGCTTTCTCAAATGCTGGTCCACCATCTAAAAATGGAATAAAGTCTTTTGTTAAATCTTCTTTTCCTTCTACATACTTTGGTTTTATTTGTTTTAAAAATTCTTTCATAAATATAGGATTAGTAAATGCTTTTGTTAAGTCTAAATACTCTTCACCATTTTTTGTAAAAGATATATCCTGACCTTCTTCTACAGATTTTTTAATTGCTTCACCTCTAGCAATCATATATGTTTTTAGTAACCTACTAACAAATTGTGGGTAAGCTGCTACACCAGTTGATGCAACTTGTGTAAATTTTTTAAACTGTCCTTTAGTTCTTTCAAATACATTTCTGTCATCTTGTGCAGCTCTTTTACCTGCAGCTTCTAACGTTTGCATCCAGTTATAAATACCTGCATTTGATAATTGAAAATCTCTAGCATTTTTTCTTATTGTTCTACCATCATTTGCAAAATTATTTACATAAGATAAAACATAAGGTTCTGCTTGTTCTGGTGTAAGCCCATACTTTCCTAAAGTTGTTACTAAACCTGACGGAGCAAAGTTATAAACAGAAGCTAATTGTTTTATGTTTTCTGCTTGTTCTGGTGTTACAGAATCAAACTTTTTTTCTTTTTGTTTATCTAACAAATACTTTTCTGTAATAGAATTTTGTACTGCCTTATTAGATTGGCTATATTCTGGATATAGCATTATGTAGTTCTTAGTAATATATTCAGAATATCGTCATTAAAACCTGATTGAACATAAGCTGATACCATATCTGAATTTTTATACTCTGTACCAGGTTTAGCTATTGGAAAATTTTGTGCATTAGATACTGTAAAATTACCAGGTTGTATTGTTTGAGCACCTGTCATAATACTTTCATCTTGTCTTTCTGTTGCTCTATCTATACCAGCAGATAAATCTATTTTAGGTTGTGGTAAATCTTTGACGTTCGGCAAACCACCAGTAACTTCTACTTGTCTTTTAATTTCTTCACCGGTTCCATAAGTCTCACCTTTGGTAAGTCCAGGTATCATACCTTTTGTATTATCAACAAAGTTACGACCTGTAGATAAACTAGAGCCGTTATAGTTATTTTTAGAAATCCTGACCATCTTCATCCTCGTCATAATACATAAATGTTGAACTGATAATTAAATAACCAAAAGGAAATACCATAGGTGGCATTTGGTCTTGAAATATTCTAGCGTCATCCCTTTGTTGAAATATTATATTATCGCCTATTTCGTCTAGGTCTCCTAATGAATTGTGTACTATATCTGCAAAATCTCTGTTAAATGACATTATCCACCTAATCCTTGTAATAATTGTTGTATGCCTGGTGGAGGACCCTGTGGTGGTAGGGAACCTCCGCCAAGCAGTTCTTGTTCAGCGACTGGTATTTCTGGTTCCTCTGCAGTAAAGAATTTATCCAATATGTTTTGCATCTCATCTGGATTTTTTCTTATCTGCACAACAGCCATAGTTGCCTTTGTATCTCCTTGTTGTGCTTGAGCCAATAATGTATCAAATAAAACTTTGTCAGCTTTTTCTTTTGTAATTCTGCTATTTACATTTGCTAAGTTATCAAGACCATCTAAATTTTCTTGTAATGTTTGTGTGTCTATAATACCTGCTTGTAGTAATTGCAAGCCTGTTACAATTTTTTGTGGCTCATCATAACCAGCCATAGCACCATAAACTCTTCTAGTTTTGTACGCACCTTGTATATCTTTTGAAGGGTCATACTTTTCGCTAAAGAATTGATTATTGTAATATCCTGATAACTCTTTAGAATTACCACCATACATTTTTTCATCCCACTCTAATCTTTTAGCATCAATCATTTCAATAGCATCAGACATAACTGTATGATATTCTCTAATCATAAGTGACATAGATGCACCTAATTCTTCCAATCCTCTACCTGTTGCAAAACTAAGTGGGCTTTGTGAGTCATCTGTAACCGGATAAGAACCACCAACACGAAGCTGTCTTTCTATTCTGTCTATTTGTTGAAATATTTGATAAGGAACATTAGATGCTGGTTTAGAAACTTGTGTACCTGGAGCTAGATAATTAACAGCAAATCTGCCTTTTCTATATTGTCCTGATTCTATCTCTCCAGATATGTTAGTTTCTGTAAATACTGCATCTTCCATAGCTATTATTGACATCACATT